GGCGAAGTTGATTGATTGCCTACTGCAACCATCTATCGTTATGTTCCATTCCGCAATTCAGGTTCGTACATTGAAACGGTGCAAAAGAATTTGGAAACAGGTACACTGTTTTTTTCGCAGGAAGTTGGATGGACTTTCGGTAAGTTAAATCAGGAAAAGCGTAATGAATTCTTGAATGTTGCCAAAGCAAAAATTATTGTGTTTGTTCGCACTAATGACGATCAAATACTTTTGGTTGGTGCAGGCGAAGGAGCGCAAATGACTGCAGGAACTGTTCAATCAGGTGCGCAGAAAGCAGATTTGATGGGATATCAAGTTACTTTGATTGCTGAAGAACTTGCTCCAGCCGTTCACCTTGAACCTTATACAAGTGTTCCTTTTGACAACTTTGCCGGCATTACTGTAAGTCCTGCTTACTAAGAATTTGTTTTCCGTTCTGTGTGTCTTGTTGTATTGAAGAAAAGGGCAGGTTATCTTTGACTTGCCCTTTTTAATTAAAGAAGCTAATGATATATCTAACTACAAATACAGCCAACCAGCAAGTGTATCTATCACTTGACGAAGCGCGACAGTATTACAGCACAGCATTCACGCACTACCTAATCATTCTCACACACGAAGAAAATAGCACCACCGGAAGTGACCTTGCACAGGTTGCTACTATTGTTAATGAAACGGTGCGTGTTACACAGCTTACTATTAGCACAGTTGGTTTAACTTTGGCAGGTAGATACCGCTACGAAGTGTACGGACAGAATTCTTCAAGCAATACAAATCCTACTAATGCCGCAGTTGTTGGCATTGTTGAGCGTGGATATGCTGTTTTAAATGACAATACAAGTTGGTTTGACGTACCTGTCAATACCATTCCAAACGATATAATCTATGAACCATAACGAATCAAATATAGTTTCGCTGAAGCTTAGTGAATATGTAGCTAAGAGCGATGCAGAAAAAGTGGACCGCAAAGGTTGGGTGAATTACGGAGATCAAAACGACTTTCCGCAGTATCTACGTGACTTATCGCACGAATCACCAGTGCATGGTTCACTCGTTGTGGCTATTGGTGACATGATTGCAGGCAAGGGCATTCAGTCGGAGCAATATCAAGCTGAATTAGATGCGCTGCACATCGATACTTTGACCTATGCATGCGCAAAGGATTTGAAGTTATTTGGCGGTTTCTTCATCGAAGTAATTTGGAGCAATGACCGCACTGTTATATCGAAGCTTAACGCGATACCATTTGAAGAATGCCGTATTGCGGTGAATCAAGAAGACGAAAGCGAGATAGGAATCTTTCACAGCTACGACTGGTCAAACATTCGCAAGAAGAAAAACACACCTGAGTTCATTCCTAAATACAACTACCTAACACGCGAACAAGAACCACGTCAAATCTATTGGTGCTTTACGTACACAGGTAGTGATTCATATCCACGCCCCGACTACTGGAGTGCGATTAACTACATCGAATTAGATAAGCAGATATCTATATTCCATATTAATCAAATTTCAAACGGTCTTTTCCCTTCGACTATCATTAACTTCTACAATGGACAGGCAACACCTGAACAAAAGCAGCAAATGATGTTGGATTGGGAAAACAAAATGAGTGGTGCGCGTAACGCTGGCAAAGTGGTTATGTTCTTCAATGAACGTGATCAACCTAAGACTGAAGTTACACCATTCCCGGTTAATGATGCTGATAAGCAATATCAGTTAATGAATGATACTGCACAGCAGAAGATTATCACAGCGCATCGTGTCACGACTCCGCTTCTATTTGGTATTCGCGAGAACACAGGATTCGGTAGCAACAAAGATGAAATGGCTACAGGACTTGAGATATTCAATAAGCAAGTTGTAGAGCCGTATCAGGCAATGATTAATAAGAGCATTGAAGAATTGTTAGGCAATCAGCTTCCGGGTGTAACCTTTGAGATTGTGCCTAATACACCACTTGCTGTTGAACAGGCAGAAGTTATTGCAGATACAACAGGTGGAACTACTTCCGATGTAGCTGCTACTGCTTTGAATGGTGCGCAGATTACGTCACTTGTAGACATAGTTATGCAAAGTGCTGCGGGTGCTGTTCCTGTGAGCAGTGCAAAGGCAATCGTACAAGCTGCATTCCCAACGTTGCCACCTACTACTATCGATGCAATCTTTGCTGATGTTATGCCCGGCACATTGCAACCTACCGAAGTGATTCAATCAAGTGTTGAGTTAAAAAAAAAAGTAGATGCTGCTGAAGAAAGCTACCAGCCAACTGATGAAATGGCTGCTGAAGCTGAACTTGGTTTAAAGTGGCGAGAAGAATATGGTCGCGGTGGAACTGAAGTAGGTGTGGCGCGTGCGCGTGACATTAGCAACAAACGCAATCTTTCATTTGATACTGTCAAAAGAATGTACAGCTACTTTTCAAGGCACGAAGTAGATAAACAAGCAAGTGGATGGAATCAAGGCGAAGAAGGATTTCCTACAGCTGGTCGCATAGCGTGGCAGCTTTGGGGCGGTGATGCTGGTCAAGGTTGGGCAGCACGTATTGTTGAGCGTGTCAGCAAAGAAGAACTGCAAGATATACACGTAGCTGAAGCATTAATCGAATTAGGCGAAGATGCTACAAGCGACATGATTCTAATTGATGCCTACAATGCAGATGATGAAATCGAACACGCATTCGCGGTGCGTACAGGTGCGGCAAGACCAGCTGCAAAGAGTGAGCAAGATGCTATTATCGATGGCAAATACTTTATTACTCGTTACGTTTACGCAGGTGACTTTAGGCATGATAATATGCGCCCATTCTGCCGCAAGATGCTTGAAGCAGGTAAGCTTTACCGCATGGAAGATATTGAAGCGATGGAGTTTATTCCTGTAAATCCCGGATGGGGACCAAATGGCATTGATTTATACGACATTAAAAGGTGGAAGGGCGGAGGGAACTGCAAACATTTCTTCGAAAAAAGGGTGTTCGTTGATGCTAAAGGCGCGAAGATTAATCCTAATGATCCTGATGCGCAGCGTATCGCAGTAGCAATGGCTGAACGCATGGGGTATAAAGTGCGTAATCCTAAATACGTTGCACAACTTCCTGAAGATATGCCACATCGTGGCTTCCTTCCAACAAATCCTATTTACGGCAATCAATAATTAAAACTATGGCTGAAGTATTATTAATATCCGAGAACTACGTGAAGAAGTACACTACCATTAACGGCAGTGTTGATCCAAACCTTCTTTACCCATCAATCTATTTGGCGCAGGACAAATGGCTGCTTCCATTTTTGGGAACTGATTTGCTGAATAAGATAAAAGCAGACGTTGCCGCAGGTACAATAAGCGGTAATTATGAAACATTGCTTGAAGATTACATTCAAAAGATGCTGCTTTGGTGGGTCATGGTAGATGTAACTCCGAATTTGTGCTATCGCATGGACAATGGCACGCTGGTGCAACGTCAAAGCGAAGACACTGTACCTGTTTCGGATTTGGTTATGAAGGATATGATAGACCGCGCACGTCAAAATGCGGAGCACTATACCACTTTGTTAGTCGATTACTTGTGTGCTAACTCAAGTTTGTTCCCTGAATACAGCACAGCGCAGTGGCCCGACCGTTCACCACGAACAGACGTGACTAACACGCTTAACTATCAGTTTTCATCGGGCAACACATCAACCAGCTACCGACCTACCTACTCACGTAATATCATTAACCGTATACCATGAGTGAAAAGAAGACACTGAAACAAGATTACACTGAACGCTTGCGTAAATACGAGCGTGAATTGTCACTAAAACTACGAAGCAATGTCAACAAAGAAGCAGACAAAACCAAAAAGTGAACAGTCAAGTATTACTTACCAGTTCATTCGCTACAATCTTCAGTTGTTCGATGGCTTGTGGTCAATACCGATTGCGTTTGCAGTGTTCCTGATTGCAGGTGCATTGAGCAGCGAATACTTTGGCGATGCTTTGATAAGTACCGAATACGTGCAATACATCGTGCTGGCTTCACTCATCATGGTGTTTGCTAACTTCGTTACCTTTTTGGGAATCCGTTTCAATTTTAGGGCGCTACAGCGCGAAGTGTATAGCAAAGAAATTAAGTATGAACTAAACACCTATCTCACCACATGGCAAAAGGTTGTCTTATACCTGCTCTTATATGCGTTCTACTTTGCTGCATTCCTGTTTATTTTACGCATGCTGATGACGGCTACTGCGTAAGGGTAACAGCTGCATCATTTGTCGGTGTAAAAGAGAAGGGCGGTAACAATAAAGGTTTCAATGATGCTGCATTGCAGGTATTGATGAAGC